TTCAAGATTTAAACAGTATATGTGATCAATCTTCATCTACTGGAGAGTCTACATAATTTTGATCCGGAATTAACGTGATCATTCCCCGCATGAAGGGTGGAAGGAACCCCCGGACAGCCTCGACCAGGGTGTTGAAAAACTGCCCACCCCCGGACAATTGGCAATTTTGAAGTAAAATACAATTCTTGGTATACTCATAAACATTCCAGATTATCCGCATCATGGTCACGGGCTTGATGTCCCGGACACGGACACCCGACAGGTCCGCAGAGCACACCTGTCGGAGCCCGTGCGTCAGGCACAATTCTTGAATTGAATCCAGGACAGGGTAGAGCTCAAGACAGAACTCGTCCGTCGCCTCTTTGCTGTCCGGCTGGAGTTCTATGAGTCTGCCGACGAGGATGTCCACGTGGAGGAGCTTGGCATCCTGGTCCGGCTTGAACCGCAGCCAGGAACAACTCGCAGACGAGTTGTGGCCAGTGGGAGCCATACTGAGTTGGACCTAGAGTTTATTCAACTCATATGAACACAACCATATCGCGGAAATACTTTGGAATTGCCAGACTGATGGGACCATAGAGCATCCTGAAGACAAACCCGGTCCCTATGAACTGGATCTGTCGAAGCAGGTCGTCGTCCCTGGTGTACTCTATCACCTCAGAGACGAGCTTGAAGATTGACTTGAACAGCTCAATATTGACGAGGTTGGCACCGCGCAGGTCAGCCTTGATGATCATGGCCAGTGACTTTTCACGGACAGCCTGTATAACGGGCACGAGATCCTCGAGCGTCACGCCTGTCGCTGGGTAATCCCGGACGACCAATGTTACATAGGCCGTTCCGGTCTCGGCCCAGTCTACAAAAAGAAAGCTCGTCATACCCTTTTTATTTTCCTCATCTTTATTAATGGCAACGAAGGTGTCGATCATCCGACTCTTGGGTGTTGCATATGTCGGCGCATTGTCTTTCCTGCTCGCATTCGTCGTTTCGCACTGGCTGGACAAGATGACACCCGAACTTGACAAGAAGCACCCCAAGTGGCGCGTCATTCTTGGGCTCATTCTCCAGTTCTCCATCATCGGCGCGCTGATGTACCTGACGCGCGGTCTCATCAAGAAGGTTCCGTTCCCTCTCAACGGAGTGTACGGGTACAATCACTCGCAGCTCGGTGAGCTCCGCGCCCTCCCCCTCATCGTGTTCATTTTCATGTTTTACCAGACGAAGACCCAGGAGAAGATGCGCTACCTGGTCGAGACCCAGAGCCTGATCCCGGCGGCGAAGGTGAAGGTGCCATCCTAAAGCACTCCCAGAGGTGCCGGGCGTGTTTTGGCCCCGATAAAGCAGAGAACTCGTCGATAGTGTAGTCGTCTCCCATAGACGTGTTGCACTTGGCGCATATGGGGCGCAAGTTGTTAATGTCTGTCGCCCCCCCTTTACTTTCTGGTACGTTGTGGCCCACATGGAAATTGAAGGGATCCATGACGTTCTCGCACCAGGTCACGAGACACTTGTGCTTGAACATGCGGTCCCCGCAATAAAGAAGCCATACCTGCTCACGCAACGCACCTGGAATTTTAGTCTTCATTCTTTGAATAAATTTTAAACCTTTAAACACATAACGAGTCGCTGAACGAGCGTCTTCTTGTGAGCCACCAAGTCTAGGGTGGTCAGCTTCTCCTGGAATTCCTGATTCTCGCCACGTCCAGGAATCTCGTATTTTACATTCTTAATCGCCTCGACCTCGAGACGCGACAGAGTCACTGAACCGAGACGGAAGTCCTCAAACGCCTCGCAGGTCACAGGAACAATAGGCTTGATGAGCTCGTAGACCTGTTGTGCCAGATCCCGAATCTCCTTTTGGGCGTGGTCCTCCATGCGGAGTTGGAGAAAGTGCAAGAGGTTGTGGAGGTTAATTTTCCAATAAAATTCAGTAAATGTGGACTGTGGCAGGTGGATCCGAGCCAACTCACGGGAGACTCCCTTCTTGATGAGTTCCTCGTACGTATGGAACGCCATGTCGCACGAAGCCTTTTGCTTGAGCAGGAGAAGATCACCGCCCTCGAATGGCTCTTCGCCACCCTGTCCACGGTTCGTAGACTGCTGACGGAGCTCGTCGGGCAAAAAGTACTCGTTAGGTACGACAGAGTACCGAGCCGACAGCTCGTTCACAGAGGCTGTGCGGTGCCTGAGCCACTGACGCGCCACGAAGATTGGAGCCGCGATGTGAAACTTGAATTCGACCATCTCAAACGGCGTCGTGTGCTTGTGGCGCATCAGGTAGCGGATCAGAGCCCGGTCATCGCTCACAGACTTGGTGCCGTCTCCATAAGAGACCCGCGCGGCCTGTACGATAGCCGCGTCATTCCCCATCGAGTCTACGAGACGGACAGCCATTTTATATTTTTTACGTTGCGTTTTTTTAAGCGGAGACCGAAGGCCGCTTCAAAAAACGTTCCCGACAGGTTTCGAACCTGTGACCCTGAGGTACCATAAATAACAGCCTCATGCTTGCGGTTTAATCCTACCGGCTGAGCTACGAGAACATATTCTGACTTGTGTGATTCGAACACACGATCTGTGGAGCTACAATCCATCGCGTTACCACTACGCCAAAGTCAGATGAACCTTTTAACGACTTGTTCAGGTCGAGTGCGTTCAAACGCGAGTCTCTTAGTTCATACTGAATATTCGTTTCGCACCTTCGCAACGCACCCTGCACCCTGGACATGTGGTGTGGTCGCGCGTCCGGACCCAGCACGGCTCGCAGATCACGTGACCACATGGTTCGATAAACAAGTCAACAAGTCTGTCCATACACACAAAACACATAAACTTACCGTACTTCTCCGCGTTCGTCTCGGTCAGCACCTTCTTCATCGCCTCGACCCTTCCCGCCACCTCTCCAGCCTTCTTCTTCAGCTCCTCAGTCCCTTCACCCTGTTGGTACTCCTGTATGATAGACTCGATCCGCTCCTTTAAGCCGGGGGACCTTACAGTCTCGACTATCATCTCGAGATATGAAATTTCCTCCATCTTCTGGGTCAGTTCGGCCGATGTCTGGTTCTGTTCGGACCTGGCTTCGGTGTATTTTGTTTTAAAATTGCCAAGAGTCTCCTCAAAGTCCTTCCACTCTTGATCGAGTTCACAGGGGACCACCGAGATAGACACCTTTGTCGGCTGCAACGCGCTCTCGAGAAGGCTCCGGGCGTCGATGAATGCGTAATTCATACTACGCTGTGCCGACACTAAAAGTCTTCCTTTTAACCGCACGAATAAAATATTATCTATCAGTAAAGATGCTTGCCGACATTTTGATGCTCACGTTGGGCATGGCCCTTATGTTCTTCGGCCTCCAGGCTTTCCTGGACAAGGATCGCCGGGGCGTCGCCACCGAGGTGATCAAGGCGACCTTCATGATGATCGCGGGCATCTTCCTGACTTGGTTCTGGTACATCAGCGTCCGCGCCTCCAAGGCCAACAACTACGCGATGCGTCTGTAAGAACTTCAGGAGGATATTCGGTGACAGGGTGGTGTTCCCCAATCAATTTTAGAACACAATTGAGATCCTTGAGCGTCAGGTCGCGGGCGAGAAGGATGACCGTCTGATACGCCGTGTCGATGAGCATCTGCTCACGGGCCCTGTCCAGAATGTCATCGATGCTGGGTCCTTGTCCGGCCATATTATTTTAGTGCACTATAATAAATGGTTGCTTCTACCGCTGAACTTATCTTCATGGCCCTTTTCCTCCTGGTCCTGTCGGGCCTGGGGGTCGCCAACTTCGTAGAGTCGACCAACAGCCAGGCCAAGACGGGCCAGCAGTTCTTCGGACTCATGTACATTCTCATGGCCGTACTGCTAATTCTATATAAGATCCAGAACCCTTAGAAAATCAAATCGCTGAAAGGTGCGGGGAAGCCCGGACTTTTCACCAATTTTGATCCTAAATTGAATTTTGCCATCATCAAGGCTGTGGGGTGGTAGGGGTGGGTTCAGACGGACGACCCAATTGGAGATTGATTTCCTGCCGGGGAACATCTGGGAATTTCTGGTTGCATTCTCCAATTTTTCTACACTTTTCAATAAAAGTATTCGGATCCATAGTTCCCTTCATATAATTGCACGTCCAGCAGCACGCAACCGTGTTTTCTGTTGTGTAATTTCCCTGTTGATTCAACCGGTCGATACCGTTCAGCCGCGTAGCAAAGTCTTCATGACCGCAGTAAGCACATGGACTTGATAGCATTTTTCCAGCTTCCTCGTCCGTTAGGGTCCATGTCAGGTTTTTGGACCGAGCGGTTCGCTTATACTGCCCTATTTTTTCGTTAATATTGTGCTTTTTCCAGTTTGAAACTCGCTCTTTCGTTTTATCGGTTTTGGCCCAGTTGCATTTTTGTTCTAAGTTGTGCTCCTTTTTGTCCTCTCCTAATTTTACTTTTTCGCGATGATTGGCGCTATATTCTACACCACGCTCTTTCTGAAGATCTCCGTGATATTCTTTACGTTTAGGTTTTTGGTCATTTCTTTTTCCTTTTTCGCGGCATTTTAGACACGTGTTACACGGTCGACCATTTTTACCTTCGAATTGTGTCAGAGGTTGCAGTCCACGTGTACAATTTGTACAGTTTTTTACACTTTCTTCCATTATAGTAATGGGAGGTTTTATTCTTTAAGTTTCGACTCCAAGAACCTTGAACGTTCTTGGGGCCGAAGCCCGTATTTTTGGCGAGTGGCGAACCACCCATAAGAAAGTATAACAAATGCCAGTCCTCCCATCAGTTTGAGAAAGCCAATCCACCCATCCCGGATTGTATGCGCAGGATGTTGTAGTTCACGGCGAACATGCGCTGCAGAGGCGTGGTAGCGCAACCCTTGATGTTGATGGCGACCTGGGCGTTATCAATACGCGAGAAGTTGCAGGTGCCGGTCGGCTGGTGCTCCTCCGGCTGCAGGGCGAAGGAGTAGGCGTAGATGCCCGGGTAGGGCACGCCGGTGTGGTACACGTACGGCTGGT